TTCATTTTTCCACCTCTAGCAACCCCATATCCGCCTTGATCCTCTTCAGCAAAGTATAAACCGAATTGCGCCTAATGCCCGCAAACACGCCGATATCATGGGCGCATGTGCCTTCTTGGTACATCTTCCAGATGGCTGGATATTTGGCCCTTGGCACATCGGCAGGCCCGCCCGGTTTACGCCCCTTTTTGGATATTCTAAGTGCTGTCATTGTGGTTGTTCCTTCAGGCGATAAACCCCGCCCCAAATCCTTTCAATCTTTTCCATCGCGATCAGTTCATTTAGCCGATTGAGCTGAGTACATTTGCCACCTGGCAATCCTAGATCCTTTCGCATCTTGGGACCACTTTCAAGGGCTTTCAGGACCGCTAACCTATCCCAGGCGTGGCCTTGGCGCTCGTTCTCGCGGGCAGTCATGCAAGTCCCTCGATTAGCATATCAATATAACCATTTGTGCAATGATCATCATATCTAAAACTTAATGCCCATCCCATACTAGTTCTCGCCCAACTCTCTTTTATTGATCCGATGTCTGTAAGATGATCCAAGGCTAAATGAACGTCGATTGGACATAATCCGGTTTGCACTACCAAATTACTAAAATATGGTATATAGCAATAACGGCAAGCTACTGCTACCTTATCATATTTATTTAACATATTCCAACGTTCTTGATTAAAATTCTTCATGGGCAGGTCTCCATCATGCAAGTCCATAATATACAGGCATACCACCCTATAAATAGTCCGAGTACGAATGCCGCGAGGAGATAGAATATCATGGGGTGCCCCCTTCCAGAACTTCTATTCTAGCGATCAACCGCTTGATTACAATTGATTCTCGTAATTTGTTATCAAACATTTCTTGTGCTCTATCGAACTCGTGCTCAGAGCGCCGTCTGTCGAGTTCTGCCAATTCATCTTCATATCGACTCATTGCTTATCCCCTCTCAGTTCCTTAATCCGCTCTTTGACCTCTTTGTCAGTCCATCCCCCACCCACATGCCGATTAATATAATCTGCGATGTCAATCGGGGATCGGCCCATCGATAACATGCCTTGAATTGTGTCATCAGTCTTCTTGGTATGCTGGACTGGGTTGCCCTTGATCTCTGGCAAGCCTGCCATAACCTCGCTAAGGACAGGTTCGGGCACCTTTGGCTCTATATCTAGCTTGATGGGCGAGACGGCTTCTATAGGCTCTACACGCAATCCTAGATCGTTTATCGTTGATTTCGATTTAGCATTTTTCCGTTTGGTGATCAGGCCCCGGTAATAGGATACTTGGCTCGCTGTTATGTCATAACCATATCCTTTATCCAAATGTTCGGCAAGATTTGCTGCCGAACCGTTGCCGCCTTTTGCTATCAGTTCTAGCAATTCCTCATCAATGCCTTTAACCATATTGTGCTTGGCCCGGATGGCAGGCGGCTTGCCCGGTGCACATGCCTTGCAATAGATCTTTCCGCCTATTGCGATGGCATCCAGTCCTATATCTGCCTTGCAAGTCTCACAGGATGACTTGAGAACCCGTATAGGCTCGATAGCAGGACTTTCTACCACTTCGGGCGATAATCCTACATTACCTGCCAGAACCTCGTTTTTAGAGGCTTTGGTGGCCTCGCGCCGTTCGCGATAGATCAGATCCCTCACAGAATTGAATTTCAGGCCTAATCTGCTCGCGATCTCTTTTGGGAATAGTCCACTGGCAGATAGCTCCATGATTTCTTTGGTATATTGGGCGGGATTGCTCTTGATCATGCCATTGGGCTTCTGGACAGCATCACACATTTTTGCCACCGTTGGATAGGTATCTCTCATGCTCGTGGATTTTGGAGAGATTGCTTGGTCTAAAGCTATCCTCAGTTCTACCAACGCACCCGACGGCCCGACTATCAATCCCACTTCACCCGCATTGGAGACTGAGAAGCCACAATCGGGATATATGGCAATCATAACCTTGTCGCTGTTGGGAGACTTAAAAATGTCAATCATACAAGTTGCTCCTCAGCGTGCTTCAACAACTCTGCAAGAGTCCTGCCTTTTGGGGTTATACGATATATCCATCCAGTTCGTGTCACAAGCCCTTTGGTCATCAGATGGTCTAGATATCCGGTGGTAGGTGCCCCGGCCAAATTGAGCGAATAGACCAACTTGGTCTTTCTGCAATCTTGTTCTGCTAGGAATTGCAGGATAGCCGATAGTATCTCGTTTCTTGATCGTTTCATGAATAGTAAGTTGATTTAATAATATAAAAGGCTTATGCTGAATCATAAAACGTAATTATAAAATACAATCATAAAGTATATATAGGATGACGTTCTTAGTACATGATATGCGAAATAGCTTCTCAGGCTCAAAAGGTTTTGGTGATTGCCTGAGACTAATAGGTGATGAGAAAATGGATAAAGAATTACTAGGGCGTGCTCTACGGATAGCTGATAGAATTCGCCCCAGACCCATCGCGAATGAAGCCGATGCCAGATCAATGCATGACGCAATGATGGAAGCGGTTAGCATATTTCCCGAGATTGTGGACGAATTGCAAGCCTCGTTTGGGCAGGTATCCACATTGAAACAAGTTGCTTTTAATGGTCCGAGGGACTATGAGAAGATCATCATACGGGGCAGTATAGTTCCGGGAGAATTCCAACCCATCCCCGCAATCTGGGATGAAGATAAGCAATGTTATATTCCAGATCCCAGATATAATCCACATACCGGAATACAGGAGAGATAAAGAAATGCTGGATAAGAAATTCATAGAAAAGTTGCAGGCCAAGTATCAGAAAACCACCGAAGGCAACTGGTATGTTAAGACATCGCATGGTATGGGCGAGACCCATCACACAATCCTCACGGATAAACCAACCGCAATGAGCGGTAAGCATATAGGCAGTTTCGGAGAATTCGGCGAGAGCAATGCCGCCTTCTGTGCTTTCTGCCATGAACATGTCTATAAATTGCTTGACCTGATGGAGCAATGCCGCCTCATAGAGCAATGGCATCAGCGCGGTATAATGGGCGAACCCAATAGAGCTCTATGGATAAAGGATCAGCCAATCCCAGAAGGCTGGATAGTGGAAGATCGAATACCAGAAGTAGATGGGTTTGTACCAATCAAGAAAATAGAAAAATATGAGATAAAGAAATGAAGCTACTAATAGCACTTTGGCCCTGATGTTTATGGGGCAAGGTATGAGGAGATACGAATGATAACAGATAATCAGATTGCCGCTGCCTATGAAGAATTAGGAAAAGCGGAAGCCAAATGGACGGAATCGATCATAAAAAGAGACATTGCGGAGGAAGCACTAATAGATGTAGAAGACGCGGAATTGCTAGATTTGGATATGGCCAATCCAGCAACACAGGCAAAAGCTAACGCTAAGATCAGAAAGGCTGCTAAAAAAGAACTGGTCGCTTTCCGGAAGGCAAAGCAACAGGCCATCAAGGATGAAAGTTCTTATAAACAAGCCGGGATGAAAGTGGACAGTTTGAATAAGCAAATAGAGACCATAAAGGTTACTATTCAAAAATAATACTTTTTGAGGTATGCATGAAGATAGCTATATTAATAATGCTGCTTGTGTTGGCATCAAATAATACTACAATGATAGATAATTCTACCGGTTGGTTGCGTGTGGATAAATATGAGCCGATAGATCGACCATGCGAATATAAGCCATTGGTAGAATTTCATCAGGGATGGATCAGCATTTCTAACGACTTCTCTCCTGCGATGGGACGGGCTTAAACTTTTTGCAAAAAGCACAAAGCAAAATACTGCGGCAATGAGGATACTTCATTGATGCTTATTGAACTTCCCGTATGTCCATGTGCCTGCCCTCCCCCCGCCGTTGTCGTGGTAGCATACCTCGGACCCGCCCGCGTGCTTCCCCACACATCGGATAATGCTAATAACCAATCATGATGGTGAACATCGAGATAAGTATGTGCATGTGACGGGATTTCATTAATTGAAATCGTATGCGAGGAGATTGTTATGCTTCCGGATGCAGTAAATGTAGTTGCGCCGCCCGTTGCCCCAACGGCATAAGCTGAACCGGCACCTACAACGAACCGATCTCTCATATCAGGCGTTCCACTTGCACCCGTGCAAAGGTTCCAGCCTTCTGGAATGTTTGCGGAAGACCCAAACCACTGAATTATAATCCCCGTTGGCGTTGCCATGCCTTCAAACGCTGCGCCGTGCTGGTTTCCAATCGATGCATAAAGCAAATCTGCATCAGATCCGCCGCCGTGCCCGTCGTTGTGCGGTCCCCAGAAACCAGAATCCATCTGCTGTTTAGTATAAAATGTATCTGTGTGAACATGCGCTACATAATCCACCATTGCCAGATCATACTGAGATTCTAAATTATCAAGTCGGGCGATGGTTAGGGCAGTGGACGCATCCCATGAAGTTTTTGTGTAGGCCATATAAACCTCTATTTATATTTCATGATATAGTACATCGCTCGATAGGGTGGATTTGCATCAATCGGGGCAAAGGTTGCAATACTTCCCGTATGCCCGTGTGCCTGGCCACTTCCTATACTGGATGTAGTTCTTGTAGTAGATGTAAAACTCCATCGCGGGCCACCCCCGCCACTTCCCGCCAGGACGCCCGCTGAATTATATTCATCCACATAAGAATGGTCATGTGCTGGCATCTCGTTCCAAGTAAGGGCATAATTTGCGATAGTAAGCGTTGCTGTGGGGGTAAAATCCGATGCACCACCATACGCTCCATTTACATAAGTAGAACCAGCACCAACCACAAAACGATTCTGGAGATTAGGAGTCAATTGACCGCCAATCGTCTGCCCCGTGCATAACGCCCAATTTGCGGGCAAAGGCGAAGCCGTCCCATGCCAAATAAGGACGGTACCTACTGGCAAGGTGCCATCTAGATAATAAGTAATGTGCTGACCATCAAGCATGTCAGAATCAAAATCGCTGCCCGCCCCCATGTTCCCGGTGTGAAAAAATGCGGCATCTGATAGAGTTTTGGTGTAAAAATCGGTGTCGTGGTCGTGTGTCCCTAGATCAGTTACAAAAGCATCATATTGTCCTTCAAGATGGTTCATTTGCAAAGCCGTAATAGCGGTCGTTCCAGACCAAACCGTTGGCGTGTAAGTCATTTAAATCACAGCTTCATGATATAATAAAGTGCTAGATATGGTGGAAGTTTTGATTGCCCTATTGTACCCGTAAAAGACGACCCCGAATGAGTATGCCCCTGCGATCCGCCCGTGTAGCCGGTAGTCTTGTATTCATCGTGCTGATCGTTTGAATGATAACGATATCCTGCCGGGCCATAGTAGCGATCGCTTGTATAAGCATTTGGATAACCATAGTTATCGGTGATTTGGTGGTCATGCGCTGGAATTTGAGCGGCTGATAATGCGGTATAACCAACGCTCAGAGTAGCCGTTGATGTAACTATAGATGATCCTCCAGTGAGTCCTGAATAATAGGCCCCGCCCGCACCAGGTACAAATTTATCCCTTAGATCTGGCGTCCCTTGCGTTCCATCACACTCATGCCATCCAGCCGGAATATCACCAAGTGCTTGCCCCCACATGGCTATAACATTCGAGGGAATAGCACTATTAATAATATCTTCATAAGTATAACTATCAAGTGTTTCGCATACCAACCCACTTCCAGCGCCGTCTGTGGCGGCAGAAAAATACAAGGCGTCCGCTTCGATCTTGGTATAATAATTAGATAAGTGTGTAAGGGATGCCAGATACGAAGAGCATTCATCGTATTGGTTTTCGGCGTTGTTCAATGCGATTAATTTTGTGGCAGTATCTAGCCCTGTCTCCGACCAGGATGTTTTTGTATAAGCCATAAAATCACCACGCCTTGCTCTCTTGCCAGTCAAATTGCAAACTTTCAAGCCGGTTCTTGTTCTTAATGTAGTCTTCTTGGTGCATCTCTATACCAGTGCCAGAGACAGAAGTACACAAATTCCCACCAAATAACGATACTCCTATTATTGGCGTATCATTGGCTTCTCCTGCTAATAGTATTGCCACCACATCTATCTGAGTATCGCTTGTGTCCACAACTTCAGCAACTATTTTACGATAGAATTCTACATCTCCAGTAGTGTATAAGACAATATATTTAAATCTGTCATCAGATGCAAGACATGGGAAATCCACATCAGAAGGCAAGCAATCTGGATAGACCGCCTTAAACGGATTCGGTTGGTCGATTTCTGCCCAAACCTTTGTGAAGCTCTCCAAGCCTTGCACCGTGCTCTCCTCCCCTGCGCTTGCCTGCTGGCTTGCCCTGGCATCATCCGCTAGATTACAGAATATCCGCTCCCAGCTCTCATCACATGGGCCCTCATATTCCAGCACATTGCATACCGGGCCCGCCCCATCGAAGGAAATGTCTATCGAGGATATCAAGAATTCCTGAGCGGTTAGGCCCAACTTCGGCAAGGTGACTGTCTGCAGGACCCCCGCAGCCAGGCCCCAGTCTCGGGTAGTGTATTCTAGCTTCCTGCCCAATGTGGCATAATGCAGGAGTTTGGCTTTAGCGACATCGAGTGCAGCGTCCTTATTTTGCACTGTGGTATCTGCCATAATCCGTTCTATCTTGCCAGTACCAAAACCACATTTTAAAGCCCAATTTGTGACCTCAGCGGCCTGCTGGACGCGGGCCATGATCCGGTAAGACCCATAATAGGCAACCGTTCCCGTATCGGAGCTGGAAAGGGCCGTCTCAGCATCGTCCTGGTAGATTGTGTTGTCACCCTCGGACCAATACCATTTCTTCGAGGATTCGACGCCCTTGATGCCTATGTCGCTTGTAGAAACGGGCGTGCCGTTGATGGTTATGGTTGGCTCTTTCGTGATCGGGAACGCCATTACATAATTCTTAGTTGTGCCGTTGCCCCTAATACCCTCCGTTCTGAGTGCAGTGATGGCCTTAGCGCCGCTTATGAATTGCACATTTCGGTAATTGGGGTTCGCATGCGTGAGCCTGAGACCTTCCCAAAGGCATTCAGAGCCATCGGCAATCTGCCAATCGGCCACATATGCAGTTCTGGAGACAAAATACAGTTTCTTATCTTCGCTAATGAACCAGGTATAGCCGCAAAGCTCGGCCATCCTGTCCAGGGCTTCGGCGCAGGTGACATAGGAGAAGGTCTGATCTTCCAGCACCGTGAGGCAAGCTATGCTGCCCTCTGTGATACCTTCCTCGTAAAGCTCATCATAGAGGATGTCAAAGATGATCTCTCCAGCCGTAGGTGCGATATAGGCCCCGGTGAAGAGCTTGCTCTCTGCAATGTAATGATAATCAGTCGCCGTAATGCTATGAAAGAGCGTACCGTCTGCTGTCTTCACGTCTATTGCCGATTCTGCGACAACTCCACCAAATAGCCTTTCCCTGGCGATGGTAGGACTCACAATGTCTAATAGGACTTCTTGTCCCTGCTCAAAGATATAAGCGGCTTCTGGATCATAAATAGAGAAGTTGGCCGTTGACCGCTCTTCAATCTGATGCTGGATGGTTGCCTCTTCTGATATCAGTACCTCATTATCCTTGTAGCCGCAAAGCTCGAATATGGTCATGCCCATCATGTAATCGATTGGTTTGTAGGCTACGATTTGCCCTATGGTTAGGGCTGAAATATCTGCAATGGTCATAACCATAAGCTCACCTATGGTCATGCCATCCCCATAGATCCAGTCGCCTATGGTAGAGCCCGACCAGAGGCGATTAGGGCCGATTGTGGCAAGAAGAAGAGCGGACATATGGCCTCATAAACCAGCATCGACTGTCATGTGGATTGAAATTGTGTGAGAGGCAGCGTCTCCAGCAACCTGGGGGTTATTTATGATAGTTGCCCGGTGAGCACTCTGGTTTGTCCCTACCACCGCATTTCCCGAATCTGCGCCCGTGTTTGTATTATACCATTTCGCGTTTGCTGACACCGGATTGTAAAAGGTGGGCGTTGCATAAATCCGCAGTGGTGGATTAAGTTCAACTATCTGACCACAATACACTGCCCCCGCGGTCAAGCATACATACTGGATCGCACCTGGATATCCACCACCAGTCGCTGGTGCTACCGCATATGGGAAAGTCTTAAAATAGAACCGCTTGCATCTCCATAGATCGTCTCTGAACGAAGCTGGCATATAAGGCAGGCATACTGGCCCGGCATTCATTTGCACCTGAGATATGTAGAGCAAGTCATCCACGGCGCAATCGGTATCATCTACCCATATGAAAACCGCCAGGTTGGCCATTGAAGCAGTATCAATCGATATATTTTCGATCTTGTAAGTAGTCCATGTATCGGCTACCAGAACAAGATTGGCCGCCACGTTCTCGTATGTCCAATTGGCCACTAGCGTCGGGTTTGTGCCTTCGTTTTCCCATGCGTTCACCACATCGCTTGTTATCGTATCGGCTGTGCTGGACCAGGATATGACCGCTGCCCTTAGGTTTTCAACGGCATGATCCGTAACCGTCCGGGCCTTGAATTGCAAGCTTGCCACTTTGCCTGCATACTTGATGGCGTCCTTATTTTCTATAAACTGTATATACCCAAATTTCTTATTGGCGGTCTCGACCTCAAATTTGACTGAAGCCGCGCCGCCCGTTGGGACTATGGTTGCTTCTGCAGAGACATCTGCGATGTCGTTGCCGTCCGAGAGCAAAGTCCATTGGTCATGCAGGTAAGTATCATCGCTGTTGGCTGGTGTAGTAGCACTTGTATAGGTGGCCACTGCTCTCTGATTGACTTGGAAACCACCATTGATGAGTGCCTGCCGGTAGACACCATCGGTCATCAGCTCGGCCCATGAGAAGCCATAGGTTTGCGCAGAATCTGCGATAGGTACAGTTCCATTTGCGCCTACCCCAAGTCGCCCGACCGTATTGGCCGCCGATGCTGCATAGATATCTCCTTTGGTAGTTGTGGCGATGAGTCCGAGGATGGTTCTTGCTTCGGCGAGCGTCTTTTTCACATATGCACCCGCGCCCGATGCAACCAGGAAATCAAATTCTGCAGTGGCCAAGGAATGCTTCAGGAAGGCGGTATCTGCCAGGCTATTCAGGGCGGATACATTCAGGTTATCGACCTTGGTCGTGCTTGCCACAATCAGAGGAGCCGTGCCTGTCGCCACATCGCTCTGGAAAGTAGCCGCTCGGACCTCATATGCCCCGAAGTCCACATTGTCCCCC